AGATCGAGGGTGTGACGATCCACCACACGATGAGTCACGATCCCATCGCCACGGCGAAGTATATCATCAGTAAGGGGCGGCCCAGCACAGAGTACGCTTTTTGGGTGTCAATCACCGGTGAATGCTGGCTCTGTGTGCCGCTCACGTGGGGGTTCTGGCACGATCAGACGGGTCATCGCAACGTCAACATCTCGGTCGGGATGGCCGGACACCTCCACAAAGTGCGACCGCCACTGGCTCAGTTGAACGCAACCGTGCGGCTGGTGCGTTGGTTGATGGCTCAATTCAACATTCCGTTGGCGCAAGTGCAGGGCCACAACGACCGGTACGCGGGTACTGTATGCCCCGGTTGGGATGTAACCCGGTGGCGGTCGCAGTTTTATGATTTGTTGCGGGAAGCGATGAAGGAATGATCGTGCGCTGGGGGCTGGGCCGGACGGTGCGTGTGGTCCCCGCCCACCACGGCCCTCCGGTCCAGCCTCCAGCGCGTGATAGGCTATGACTGAAGTGTTGACGCTGCCAGGGTTCGAGGCGGAGTTGAATCCGCTGGACGAGGCGCAGTTGCGCAGCAATGAGGCGCGCGAGGTGTTCGAGGCGCGCTATGGCGCTGCGCCGTGGATGGAGGATTACTGGGCGCTGTGTGCGGAGGGCTGGCCCTGGCGGCAGGCGGTGTACATCGTGTGGGCCTCGCAGCCTCGGGACCGGCGCGTGCCGGCGACGCAGGGGGAACTGGCGACGCAGGAGTTGGGGCTAACCTCGGACCGGGTAATTCGCAAGTGGCGCTCAGAGAACCCGGCGGTGGACGTGCGGATCCGGTCGCTGACGATCTCTCAACTGGCGAAGAGTAGAGCGCAGGTAATCGCCGCGCTCATTGAGGCGGCCAGCAATCCGAATCCCAGAGCACATGCGGACCGCAAACTCGCGTTGGAGATGCTCGGAGACTATATCCCCAAGCAGCGGCTGTTGGTCGGGGATATTCTGCCTGACGATCTGAGCGAGGTCGGGGAGAACGATCTGCGGGCGCTGGCGTCTACACCAGGAGGGTCGAGTGGCTGACGTGCGGGAGGTCGCCAAGAGGGAACTGGCGCGGCGGGAATTGGCCCGGCGTCACCTGCTGGATTTTACCACCTACACATTCACGCAGTACCAGGTGGCGCGGCATAACCAGTTGCTGGCCGAGTATCTGGAGCAGGTCGAGCGGTATGTGGTGACTGGGGGGAGAGAGGGCATCGGGCGGGTGATGGTGTTTATGCCGCCCCGGCATGGGAAGAGTGAGTTGGTCTCCGTTCGTTTCCCCGCGTGGTTTCTGGGCCGGAACCCTGACAGTCGTGTGATCCTCAGTTCGTGTACGGGCGATCTGGCGATGAACTTTGGCCGCCAGGTGCGGAACATCGTGATTGATGCACCATTTCGGGGGGTATTCGGTGACAGGAGTTCGGCGGCCGAACCGGCGGTACTGGCGGATGATAGCCGCTCTGCCAGTGTGTGGGATTTCGCCGGACGGCGGGGTGGGATGGTGGCGGCGGGGGTGGGGGCGGCCATCATCGGACGCGGAGCGCACCTGGCCATTATTGACGATCCACTGCGCAACCGGCAGGATGCGGAATCGCAGGCGGTACGAAACCGCATTGACGAATGGTACAAGTCCACGCTCTATACCCGGTTGGAGGATGGGGCGGCCATCGTGCTGATGCACCAGCGGTGGCACGAAGACGACCTGGCGGGGCGGCTCCTCAAGCGGATGGTGGGGGAGGAGGGCGCGGACCAGTGGGTGGTGCTCAATCTCCCGGCGATGGGGGAGGAGTGGGCTGGGGGAGTGGAGGCTGAGGACGTCATTGAGGCGTGCAAGAGCGGCTGGTGGCGGTCGGTGGACCCGCTGGGGCGGCAGCCAGGTGAGGCGTTGTGGCCAGAAAAGTACTCGCTCGAGGTGCTGGCCAGCATCCGGGTGAATATCGGGGGGTACGAGTGGGATGCGCTGTACCAGCAGCGGCCGCGACAGTTGGAAGGGGCGATCATCAAGGCGCACAAGATCAAGGTCATTGACGTTGACCAGGTGCCCAGGGGATTAAGACCGGTCCGCTATTGGGACCTGGCGGTGGGGCGCTCAGCCAAGGCGAATTATCTCAGCGGGGCCAAGTGCGCGCAGGATGACCAGCGGCGATTCTACATTCTGGACGTCGTGCGCATTCCTGCTCCCTGGTCTGAGGCACGGCCTAAAATTACGACCGTAATGTTGGAGGACCCTGTGGAGGTTACGCAGGGTATCGAGGTCGCCGGGCAGCAGGATGGGTACTACCAGGAGTTTCGGGACGATGAGCGGTTGCACAATCGCATCATCAAGCCTGTACCGGTGGAGGGGGACAAGGTGGCACGCGCTGAGTTGTGGGCCACCAAGATTGAGGATGACCGGGTGTATATGCTGCGTGGGCCGTGGAATGACCTCTTTATCGCCGAGGCCGTCGCATTTCCCAAGGGTACGTATGATGACCAGGTTGATGCTGTCTCGGGTGCCTGGCAGATGTGCCCCAGTTATGTCAGGTTCAGCGATGTGCCGCAGGCGCCGAGCAGGCCGAGCCGGTGGGATCCGTTCGGGCAGGGGAGGGCACGATGGCAACAGGCCCAGATGTGAACGAATCTGGCAAGACGGGGCTGCTGGCGTTCGCGGGCCAGGTGCAGGAGGCGTACACGCCAGTCCTGAACTGGCCGGATGCATACAAGGTCTACAACGAGATGCGCCGGCGGGACCCGACCATCCGCACGCTGTGGAATGCGCTGATTCTGTTTGCGCGGACGGCGACCTGGTACGCGGAGGCGGGCGGGAAGGCGGACGGTGATAAGCGGGCGGCGGATTTCGTGGAGTCCTGTCTGGAGGATATGAGCCACACGGTCGAGGACGCGGTGGAGGATGCGCTGAGCGCGGTGCTGTTTGGCTGGTCGTGGTTAGAAGTCGTGTACAAGCGGCGGGCGGGACCAGAGGCGGCGGTGGCCAGCCAGTACAGCGACAAGGCTGTCGGGTGGCGCAAGTGGGCGATGCGGCGGCAGTCATCGTTCTGGCAGTGGGAGTTCGATGAGACGGGCGGGGTGCAGGCGCTGGTCCAGATGCCAGCGCCGACCTACGAGCAGATCCGGATCCCGATCGAGAAGTCACTACACTTCACCTCCCAGCGTGACGGCGGCAACCCCGAAGGCTTTCCACTCCTCGAAAGCATTTATGAGACCTGGTACTATCTCAAGAACTATCAGATCATCCAGGGGATCGGGTGGCAGCGGACGTTCGTGGGGCTGCCGGTGTTCGAGTTCGAGGAGAAGCCGCAGGCCGACGACCTGGCCGCGGTGCAGACGGTGGGGCAGGCGCTGACGGTGGACGAAAAGCAGTTCGTGTCGGTGCCGACGGGAGTCAAATTCCGGCTCGAGAGCGCACAGAACAGCGGCGCGGAGGCCTTGCTGAACACGATCAAATACTACCGGCTGCTGATGCTGCAGACGACGCTCGCCGATTTTATTGACCTCGGGACGGGGCAGACGGGCTCCTGGGCGCTGGGGTCGGATAAGAGCCAACTATTCCTGATGGCGGTGGATGGGTACCTGGACCGGGTAGCCACGGTGATCAACCTGTTCGGAGTGCCACGGCTGATGGGGTACAACCCGTTTCCGGGGATGGCGGCAATGCCCAGGGTGGCGCATTCGCGGGTGGAGAAACCGGCGTTGGGGCAGTTGGGGAACTGGCTGCAGCAGGTCCAGAGCCTGTTGGATTGGCAGCCAGAGGATACGAATTGGCTGCGGCGGCGGACGGGGATGCCGGTGATCGAGGTGGCGGAAGGGCAGCCAGAAGAGCAGGGGGGTGGGGGGGCGCAGGAGCAGGGAAGCACGGAAGAAGAAGAGACGGCGCCCGAGCTGGCGGAACTGGCAGAGGGCGGGCATGATGCGGAGCGGGCAGCGATTGAGGCAGAGATCGCGGCAAAGGTGCAGGGGTTCCTGAAGGAGCAACAGGAGCGCGTGCTGGGAGTGGCGCAGGCGGGCCAGGACGTGGCAGATGCGGCGTTCTGGGCGGGAGAGCAAGAGGCGCTGAAACGGGTGCTGCTCCAGCAGGTGCTCAAGCACGTTGTGGGGCTATCGGGGACCGTGATTGAGGAGGCGATGGCCGCATTTGCCGGTGGCGCGGATTGGGCGCTGGTGAATGCGGATGCGGCGAAGTGGGCGCGGGGGTACGTGGGGAAGCTGATTAAGGGAATCACGGAGACGACGCGGGTGGCCACGCGGGAGACGGTGGCCACGTGGGTAGAGACGGGGCGGGCGCTGCCTGACCTGGTGAAGACATTGATACCGGTGTTCGGGCGGGGTCGGGCGGAGCTGATCGCCGCGACGGAGGTAACCAGGGCATACGACGAGGCGAACGACCTGGTGCGGCAGCGGGTGGGGTTGCCAGCGACGGCGTTCAAGGCGCCGGCGCATCCTGGCTGCCGGTGTTACACACGGCCGGTGCTGTTGCCGAATGGCACATGGGTGGTGGTGTGGGCCAGCGTGAAGGATGAGCGGGTGTGTCAGCGGCCGGTGGATGCTCCGTGGGGGCGGGTGAACGGGTGCCAGGCCCTGCAGGGGGTGATCGTCAGCGAGGGCGATTATCTGGGGCGGTTGCTCAGCGATGTGAAGGCGGCGGTGAAGTGATCGAGGGCGAGGGGTTAGAGCAGTTCCAGGCTGACCTGGCCGAGTTTATGGCGAGGCTGGAGGACTTTCCAGAGATCGCGGCCGGGCAGGTCGAGCTGGCCATCGAACAGGCGCTGATGGTGCTGCAGGGGGATGCGGCAGATTACCCGGCGGCACCGGCGGATTCGTGGTACAGACGGACGGGGACGCTGGGGCGGTTGTGGGTGGCCGGGCAGCGGGTGGTGGAGGCGGCACCAGGGAATAGTGCCGCGTTTGTGATGGGGCGGGTGGGGAATGCGACGCCGTACGGGCCATACGTGATGGATCCACAGACGCAGATGCCAGCGCACAAAGGCCGGTGGCGTACGACGACGCAGGTAGTGACGGACAATCAGGAAGCAATCAATACGCTCCTGGCGCAGGCGGGGGCCGGGATCGTGGCCGAATTGGCGGAGGAGGTAGGTGGATGAGCGGCATTTTGTTGGGTGACTTTCTGTTTGCAGAGGCGAACGAGGCCGGGACGCCGGTGGAGGTGCTGCGGACGGGGGATTTCGTGGATCGCCACGGCAAAGAGGTGACGGTTGTTGATGAGGACCTGGACACCTTCGTGGCCAGTTTCGAGGCGGGTCTGGCTGAACAGGAGGTGCCGATTGACGTGAACCACGAGCGAGCGGAGGCGGCGGGCTGGGTGCGCAAGGTGTGGCGGGATGGGGACCGGCTGCTGGCCAGCGTGGATTGGAACGACGTGGGGCGGAAGCTGGTCGGCGACAAGGTGTATCGGTATCTCAGTGCGACGATTGATCTGGCCAAGAAGGTGATCAAGAGTGTGAGCCTGGTCAACTTCCCGGCTGTGAAGGGGTTGCAGCCGGTGGAGTTGGGCGAGAGCGGGGTGTATGCGCTGGAGGAAGCGGAGGAGGCCGAGCTGGTGGTCCGCAAGGAGGGGAGCGAGATCATTCTGTACTCGGCTGATGGGTCGAAGGTGTTGGGGCGCTTCCCGTTCGGGGAAGGGAAAGAGCACGCGAATGAGGAAGCGGCGCGGGAGGCGGCGGCGAAGCGGGAGAAGGAGATTCAGTATTTCAAGCACAGAGAAGGGGGCGAGGCAAAGGCAGGGAAGTGGGCAGAGCTGCAGGGGAACATCCAAAACGTGATTGGGGCGTGGGGTAAGTGGGCCGGTTCGTGTGCGACCTGCGCGAAGGCGCTGGCAGGGAAGCCAGGGATCGGCGACGAAAGGGCATTGTGCGCCTGGTTGTACAATCAGGCGGAGGGCGAGTGGCCTGCCGAGGAGCAGGAGTATTATCCGAATGTGCGTGAGTTACAGGCGATTGCGGATGCGGTAGCGCCGCTGATCGTCAAACTAGAGGAGGAAGATCGAATGAACGAGAAGGAGTTGGCAGAACTGCGGGAGAAGATCCGCAAGGAGTACGAGGCCGAACTGGCCGCGCAACAGACGCAGATGGTGGAGATGCGCGAGAAGGTCAAGGCCGAGGTCGAGGCCGAGATGAAGCCGCGCTACGAGCGGCGGACGACGCTGGTCGAGTTCGCGGCGCAGGTCACGAGCGGCGAGCATGGCCTGAGCACGAAGCCAGAAGAGATCGTGGCGTTCCTGGAGGCGCTCCCGGGCGACCAGGAGATCCAGGCGGCGATGGCGATCCTGAAGGCGAAGGTGGTGGATTTCGGGGAGCACGGCTCGAGCCGGGACGGGCAGGGCGGCAAGAAGGCGCTGCCGAAGGAATACGCGGATGCGCTCGACGCGGGGGAGATGAAGCTGCTGGATCTGCGCGACCCGGTGCTCAATCTGGGTGAGCTGAGCGAGTACGACCTGACGAAGTGGCAGGGGGGAGGCAAGTAAGATGACCGTCCTTTCAGCGAGCAAGAGCAGGCCGGTCAAGCTGCCGGCGGGAGGGCTGACAACCCTGCCGCTG